AGCAGACACAAACCCGTCAGAAACAGATTTCTGCTCATTCGCAACTATATCGGCCTGTGGAATAGCAACTCCTGAGAGTTCTACATTTTCATATGAAGCCCACAAAGAATAAGCTGCAGTAGTAGAACCAGCCACAGAAACAAGCGGTGAATATGGGTAGAGAAAAACTGACCCTACGTCACCATGATTGTGAGTAGCGCCAGCCTTATTGGACTGGAGATACCCAAGAGTGATACTTGTATATGGAATATACAACTCAACTTCGGTTTGAGTAGAAAGGTCGATCTCTACATGAGGAAGCTGCGTGATGGCAGTTTTATTATGCCTGTGCATTTTAATCCAAATGTCACGTTGAGGTCCACTTACACCAGCATCCGGTAACCAGGCAAGGATATACCTTCCTTGTTGGAACTTGTTTGCATTAACTTGCAAACGTAGACGCACATCAGCGTTAATAACAAATCTTCCCTTAAGCTTATCAGCAAAGAAAGACTGCTCAATCATATCTTTAAAAGGACGAACATGCGAAAACGTGGTAGGAACATCAGTCGTCGCAAAAACTCCTATTTGTAACATAGAAGGTCGTGAAAACCAATCTTCAAAAGAGGTATTAACACCAACATGGGTTGAAGCGTTAATACGTTTATCCATAACCTTTTGTAAGGCTGTTCTAACTCTAACAACAGTAGCATCTGTGGAATCAGTACCAGCATCACCAAAGGTAGAAGAACCAGAAGTGGTGGTTTCTGCAACTAAATTCTTAGCCACGTCAGCTTCACTAGTAAGGTTAGTGGAAATAGAGGCTTGGGGATACACAACAGAGATCGGCCTATCAATCTCGTCGGATTCCGTTATTCTTATAGGCGCTGCGGAATTGTAAGCGCTAGTGTTTAAATCGTTATAATAATAGGTTGTCATTGTAATTTTCATTAAACATTGTGGTTAAGTTTTGATACATTCCAAGTAAGACTACTCCAAGTTCGGGGACTAGCTATAAATTTCACAGTTGACGCTAGACATGCAAGCAGACCGAAGTCAATCAACCAACCCTAAGGGCAAGTGTTTAACGTCCACACGACGGATCCAAACTAGTGTATGTAACATTCCTCGCATTCACCTATAAAGGCATAGCAAGAATTGAAACAAAATCTAGCAACAGTCTTACCATAAAGCGCTTGGTAAGCCGCACAAATTTTTGGCGCATACTGATCGAACACTTGACGGCCGTGCAAGGACAATTCATCAAGACTGCATTGCACATTACTATGAACAATGTCATCTCTAATAGAACTGTTCTTTTTAGTCCAATAAGGAACTTCAAGTACAACGTCAAGTCGTAAGGGAGCCACAAATCTAGAGCTCAAGTTTTCAAATCTAAAACTTCGTTTAAGAAATTCCAAA